TATACATTATAATAATAACTCTTTTAATATAGGCATACTTTCAGGACTTAGTGCAATAAAAAATTGATATACATCATCTCCTGTAGCATGAGCATCATGAATTACATAGCTATCGTGTATATACAGTCTGCCTGCTTCTATTCCTGTTTCTTCCACAAGTTCGTATTCTTGCTTATTCACTACATCAGGACTTGCTGTTTTTCTGTTTTTGTCAAATCTAAACTGCGTTTTAGATGGATTGTTTGTACCCCACAGACGTATAATATGACTTGGCATACACGTATCAGTATGTGGTTTAAAATGTCCTGTATTATGCCATTTTAAAATTGCACTACGATACATAAAGGGTTTTATTGGTGCTAAAGGATCAAAACAACTAGCACCTAACATCTCTGTGTGTTCTTTACACATAAAGTCATAAACATGTTCGCTTTCAGGTTTTCCGCCATTTAATTGGTCAAGTGGATAACAAACAGGTTCAGGATTGTTAAACATATCTCCATTTAGGTTTACCAATGGTGCACCATATCTTGGATATTCTAAATGTTTTATTCCCCAGCGTCTAAATGCATATCTATATTCATGCATTTGTTGTTCAAATAAATCTACATCAACTTTTATGTCCAAAGGCTGTAAAACATTTGGATGAAATTCTTTATATTCTTTTTCGTGTAATACCTGCATAAAGGTATTTACAATTTACCACTTTTCTGATGTGCGTTTTTTGAAATCTTGTTGAGCACGGATAGCATTCATAAGACGAAGTATTCTGCTTTTCTTTTCACCTGGGCGATCATATTTGTTCTTTTGTTCCCAAGTTTTGTCTCTTTCAAGTTCTTTGGCAAATTGCTCGCCTAGTAGTTTTTCTAAATACGACAAGTCGTCGTTACTAAGTTCTTGTATCTTCCGTGAAACCATTCTGTCTGTCTTTCCATGCTTGTTCGAACTGTTCTTCATAGTCGTACAAAGGTGCGCCGTGACTTCCATCGATCCATAGTCGACGAAAGTATCCGTTGTAACTTTCTATTACTGTTTGAGGTGATGCGTCGAGGTGGCCTTTAACCATATAGAAAATTCTGTATTCTTCTTTAAGGTCGTTTCTCAACATACTGTATTTACAAATATTAAAAATGTAGGCGCTAACATAAAGTTAAAACGCCTCATTGTATCCTTCAAAAATACATTGTTTATAAATTTTGTTTGCTTGCTTTACAGGACACTCAAGTTGATACAAAAACTCTGCATCATCATAATAATCAATATACGCAATATCTTTTTTGCGTCTAACTTCAAACGCAATACTTTTAGTACCACTGGTTAGTATCATATTTTTTGCTTCTATCTTCATGACAATGCCTTTACTAATTGGTCTGCTTCTTCTTCTGTAACAATCATTCCTGCTGTGTAATATTTCAAAGATTCTGCTGCTTTTTCATCTCCTTGGATAACACTAACAACATAATTCATTGCATCTACAAATTCTGCAATTTGATGTACTACAGATTCATCTACATTTTTTACAACACAAATTGCAGTATCTTCGCAAACATAAATTCTACTCATTCCAATTGGTGTGGTAATCATATTACACTAGCCTCCAATACCTGTTGCAAATTCATATCTATCATATCATCGTCTAATTGTATAAGCCTTGTATCTGGAATGGTAACATCTTGATTATCTCCTAGATAAATCAATAGATCAGACATTGTAATGTCATGTCCTAATTGATGTGCAATCCAAATCTGGCTCATTATTAAAGCATTTTGAATTTTATTTTTGTCTTTAATTTGCTTTTCTACTAGCCATTTAATTGCTTCCTCTTTTGCATCATTATATAATACAACACGTTCGCCTATTGATTTAAGATAGTTTTTTTCACTCATGTTCGATCTTTTTGCTCTTGTATTTCTTTTCTACGTTCTACAATCAACTGTTTCATGTCGTTGAGAGCTTGACGAGCACGAACAGCACTGACTTTTACACCTTCTTGTTCGAACTTTTCGCTCTCTTTAACATAAGTTGCAAAAGCAACTTTGAGTTGATCATGTATTTCACTCATTACCGATAATGTGCTCGTATATTTCTTTCCACTTTACAACTTTTTTCATTCCAACAGGAACACTATAATGCATATTAAATCCGTGTTCAATAAGAATTGGTTGTAGCCCTACATTCAAACCTGCAATAGCATTTTCCATTTTGTCTTCAATCCAATAAAGACCTGTATCTGCATAATTATCATCCAAATATTCATCTTTATCTGCACCTGTATCTAAACAAGTAAGTTTACTAAATGCAGTAGGACCAAATAGTTTTTCAAGATTCATTTTTCGTAGTTTATAGGCACTCTCATCAAGGCTCAAACTTGTTATACAATGGAAAGTATAACCGTGTTCTTCATGCAAACGTTTTACATAATACATACTGTCACGTAAACTAGGAAGAAATCCAATTGCAGCACTTTCGTTGAAAATTTTGCATTTTTCTTTAGCTTCGTCTTTTGTGATCCCAAAACGTTCACCTATGTCATAATAGCGATTGCCCTGCTCTATTTGTTTGTAACCATGTTGCTCCATCCAGCAACAAAATGCATATTCCCAGTTTAGTAATACACCATCTGCATCAGTCAAAATAATCTTGTTCATAGTTTGCCTTTCTAATTGCCTATGTCTTATAATAGTATATTTTTAATAGTTTGTCAAGCCTCAACATATACAGTTGATGCTGAACTTGTTATTTGACCATTATTACACGAAACTGTTTGACCAATAAATGTTACAAGTTTGTTCACTGCATAAACAGTACTATTTCCTGTTCTAACCGATCCTGTATGAGGAAGACAAACAATTGTTGTTCCTCCTTCGCCATCTGGTACTGGAGTCGGAACATCGTGTGATACAGTGGGATCACCTATTCGTGCAACTAGTTGATTTTCAGCAAACACTGAGCCTTGCCCATTACTAAGGGTGGTTGTGGTATCGCACGAATGTCCTGTTGTACAACTATCAGTTTTTCTTGCTACTAAACCACCCATAAATTTATCCTGGCATTGCTAGTCCTGTGGTTGCCTGTGTATATTGACTTGCCATATCTGACTGTGTCTTTACAACAAACTGAACTACACTTTTATTTACCGCAATATTTTGTGCAGGATCTGCTGTTAGCAACCACGGTCCTAGTCCAAAGCCGCCACCATTTTGCATCAATGCCATAGGTTTAGTTACTGTGAGTGTTTTGTCGTTTTCTTCTACGAAACGTGCTACAACTTCTTCACCTGCACTTGTACGGAAAGTGATTGTGTCATTCTTTTTATATGGTGCTTCAATCAACATTATAATGAGTATCCTGTTCCTGTGTAGTTAGTGTCTTCGATATATTTTATAAATTGTTCGTAGCCACCAATCTTTTGTCCGCCTACAACAATCTGTGGAAAGGTACGTGCTTCTGGAAACTCTGTGAGAACTGCTTCTCTATCAAAGTCTTTGCCCATTTCTAAATATTCATATTGATAGCCACGCTGTTCGCATAATGCTTTGGCTTTTGTGCAACTTGGACATGCTGGTTTACCCCAAATGTGTATCATAGTGAAAATCCTTTAAATGTGTCTGTGCTCACATCCTGCTTTGTACCACCTGATACGTATGATGTGATTTCTGTTTCTTGTGGAGCCACTTGTACATCAGCACCTGAGATCCACTTCTGTGTCCACGGCAACGGATTGTTGCGTGTGTTTGTGTATGGACCTTTTAGATCCACATTCTGCATACGCTTGGCCGCAATGTATTCCACATACTCTCCAAGCAACTGCGAATTCAAACCAATCATCGAACCATCTTTGAACAGATAGTCTGCCCAAGCCTTTTCTTGTTCAACAGCATCTACAAACATTTGAACACAGGCTTCTTGTGTTTCCTCTGCAATCTTGGTGTAGTCTGGATCATCTTTCTTCAACAACTTTAGTAGCATCTGTGTGCTTGCTAGGTGCAGGTTTTCGTCACGTGCAATTAGTTTGATAATTTTAGCATTGCCTTCCATTTTTTTCAGTTCTGCAAATGCCCAAGAGCAAGCAAATGAAACATAGAAGCGAACACCTTCTAAGATGTTCACGCTCATAAGTGTAAGCCAAATGTTTTTCTTTAGTTCATATAAATCAACTTTTACTTTTTTACCATTTACAGTGTGTGTGCCTTCGCCAAGCAAATTATAATAGCCTGCTTGCTCAATTAGGTCATCATAGTACTTTGAGATGTCGCCTGCGCAATCTACAATCTCTTCAATGTCTAACATTTCATCAAAGATTTTACTTGGGTTACTGTACACGTTACGAATAATATGTGTGTAACTACGACTGTGAATAGTTTCACTAAATGTCCAAGTTTGAATCCAGTTCTCTAGTTCTGGCAATGATACTACAGGACCAAATGCTTCTACTGGTGCACGACCTTGCACACTATCTAATAGAATTTGACGCTTGAGATTACTTGTAAAAATATGCTGCTCATGCTCAGTTAGCCCTTTGAAGTCTTTGGCATCTTTATAGATGTCTACTTCTTCAGGACGCCAAAAGAATCCTAGTTGTTTGTCTGTCAAACTGTCAAAACTTTTATACTTTAGCGTATCATAACGCTGGATTGTGGGACCGCCTGTAGGGTCCAAAAATGCCAATACCTCTGTGTGGTTGGCACGATTTTCTACGTCAAAAACGCTCATAAGTAACCTCTTTCTCTGTCTGTCTATATAATAATAGGATCTGGGCCTTTTGTCAAGCTCATATTACACAACTTTCACACGCTTCATCATCTTCAATGTGATAGCCATTTGTTTGTGGCTCTTCTGCTTCACCAACAAGTTTGCTCACATCTATTTCACCTTGGCCGTCATGTGTGTTAAAATAATACAATTGCTTACCACCGTATTTATAGAACATAAGCATATGCTGCAACATTAAACTCATTGGAATCTTTTCGTCCTCATAAAACACAGGATTATAACTTGTGTTGACACTGATACCTTGATCAATATACTTTTGTAGCACTGCCATAATTTTAATATAGCCTTCTGGACTACGCTGATCCCAAAGCAAATCATATTTGTTCTTTAGTCGCTTGTACTCTGGTACAACTTGTTTTAGTACACCGTGCTTTGATTGCTTTACACTGATAAGGCTACGTGGTG